TAGCATCGGCAAGCGCAAGAAAATGATCCCTATCACAAATCATCTTAGTTCCATCGTTTTGTATATTAGTCTCCCACGAAACAACACAGGTATCGTATAGAGCTTCAAATAACTTCTTGCCAACTTCCTTCTCTGATTCCGATTTAAACTTTGTATACTTATCCTCATCGTCCATCATTTTTGACGCTTTGAGGGTTTGCATTTCCTGATATAAGACCACCTGTTCACGCTTTACAGTTAAGTCAGGGTTAGCCCAACCGCCTGCTTTGCATCTGATTGATATATATGTTTTTCCTTTGTCAGCTAGAAAGTTCATTTCAGGCGTAAAATTACTCTCAAAAACCATATCTGATAATTGAGGTTTCTTTAGTTTTAGCATCGGTGTCTCCTTTGTCGGTTTTTGTTGTGGGGCAGGAATACCGACAACCCACCCCACTATAGACCAGTCTATTCTTGTGTTTTTGTAGCCTTTGATGGTTTGGCTAGTTCGGGTTTGTCGGCTAAACCCAACTCCTTGACAGTCTTCGCATCAATTTTATCGCCAACGTAAAAAGTTTTCTCTTTACCATCGACTGTTGCGTAAAATTTACGAACTGCAATCATGAGACTGCTCTCGTTAGTTTGACTGACGCATCCTCTGAGGCTTCATCATACATTGCTCGGATAGTAACGTCCTGCATTGCATTAGTGCCAGTGAAATCAATGTTAGCTCCCACAAATTTACACTTGGGAAATAACAAAGTGTATTTTTTACTAGAAACTGATCCTAGTGGAAAAGTAACCGCAAAAAGCGAGTGATTTGTATCTCTTGCTGCATTGTAAAGCGCTGAGAAGTTGCTATCGACATAAACTCTAGCTGTTATCTCTGGAAGCAAAGCCCCTTTTGTGATGCCATCCTTAGTGAAAGAGCTTCCTAGCACTGTCTGCGCTTCTCTGCCCTCGTAATTAAAGTTTATCGTAGCACTCTCGAAAGCGTCTAGCGTGTATCCTGCAAATGCTATCGTTCCAACGTCAACACCTGATGTTAAAGGCGCTCTTTCGGTTTGATCTGTATATGATGAGCTACCGATTGCTGATGTAGTCGTATCGAGCGAACCCATGCCTGTTAGATCAAAGGAAAACCCTATCTCTGCATTAGAAGCGAGCGTCAATGATCCGCTAGATGCCTCGACACCAGTATAACGCATCATTGTTAGCGTACCGCCAACTCCTGCGGCTATTGCGTTTTCTACAGTAACTGATTTAGTTGTTTTTGCGCTTTTTAATACGTTTGTTGAGTATGCTCCCTGAAGTAAACTCTCAAAGAAAGTGTCGTAAGCTCCATAAACTAACGTGCCTGACATATTACCAGTTACGTCAATTCCTGCGATAGCCGTTTCCACAGCTTCGCCTTTGGCTGCGAGTGATCGATGCTCAACTATATTGGGAGCAGCGGTCATATTTATTGGAACATCGCTCGTTGTGAACGATGGAGATGAGGGAGTTGTCCCTGCTGTGGATTCAGCCACAAACGCACTCCGTAGCTGATTTGATGCAATGCCAGTCATGTTGTGGCCTCCTTATTTAAACTCGTATCGTGTAAAAGGTACGACAAGAGTTGCAATGTTAAATGGTATATCAGAAATCTCTCCAGATATATAGGGGTGCTGTTGATCTGGTGAGAATCTGATAAATTCGTTTGTAGTCGCAATTGCACCCGTATTAGCAATCCTTTTATCAAAGAAAATACCGTCTAATGTTTCTGCGTAACCTCTCCAAGTAGCCGATCCCTTACCGTTCTCCGTAAATATCTGGATAGTTACAATGCCAGTATAATCTATTCTATTAGTATTTCCACCTATAGATCCCTGCAAAGCTAAACCATTTCCTATTGATACTCGGATACTATTAAATGAAGGCGTAAACTCATGACCATCAAAACCTATTGGTGTCGTTGTCCCCCATTGAGCGCTTAAATATACCTCAATGGCTTTTCGCTCTAGTGCATAAGTCATATCAATATCTCCCTATAAATGGTTCTTACTTCACGCAAAGTAACTGCAACCATTCCTTGAGGAGCTTTAACCCTTGAATATCCGTTTTCTATTCTGTTTGCATAGGGCAGATTATTTTGAATAATAATCATTTTATTCTTTTTATAATCAAAACCTTCTATTACTGGCGCTCCTCTCGTAATTGATTGATTCTTTGTTCTATCAACGTCATTAATAACTGTTGGGTTCAATCTATCTACGCTTGTAATCCAATTATTAACTAATCTACCTTCATCAACAGGAGTTTTCTCAACGATACCTCGCAAACTAGCCATTGCAATCAATGAGATAGCGCCATCGATCTTTTCATCTGTATCGACTAAATCTTTTCTTAGCTGTAATTCAAAATTCTTATAACTCATTTCTGCAAGGCCACCCCATATTGAACAGAGACAGACCCGACAATCTTCTGCGCTGCCTTTATTTCATAATCAATAGACGAAATAGTTAGCTTGTAGCCCTCTTTAATAATTTCAGTAAAACCCTCGAACAAAACTAGCTGACGATTAGAGCCGATAATAGCATCAGGAAATATATCTCTGGCAGGAGTATCGGTATCAAATAACGCTCTGCCTGTGAGAGTTGTTGTTGTAACTGGATAAGTACCAGTTGAGGGATCATAAGTTCCCTGCGTTTCGTAAGTCACTGTCGCATTAAAAATAACATCCGTTACCGCTAAATTAACGGCATCGAAGGCTGCATCTGCGATTGCTGTGACTGTTGTACTCATCCGCGAACCATTCTAAGCTGTGCGCCACCGTAAATCGTATATGGTGAAAGCAATCCTTCAATAGCAACAAATCTAGGCGTTTCTCTGAAGTTGGTAAATTCAACCTCTGTTTCTACTGGCCCTGCTTTGTTCTTCTCTCGAACCTTTGCACCACCTTCAACTGTAGCAAATACGTTTGTTCCCTGATTAATGATATAGGCTAACTCTGCTTGAGCGTCCTTTATATCCTGCGGAATAGTATCTGGATCGATAGGGAAATCTTTTACGAGATAAATACCTGTCAAACGAGGCCAAGCCATTGCTTGAACGCGATGCTGTTGCTCACCAACGAAAGTATAGCTTCTGTTAATGTAATCAGCCGCTTTTACAAGTTCAGCTTCTTTTGCGGCTGTCGCTCCAGAGATTGTTACATTTCTTTCTGTCCAGAAAGCCTCGTATTCAGCCACAGTGATATAGCTATTTGCTGACGCACTGCCTACTGTTGTCACTATCGCCATATCTTAACCTTTCTTAGTAGACGCTTTTTTTTTCGTAGGTTTTTTAGGAGCTTTGCCACCTTCCCACGCTTCATTTGTTTCGGTCTTTGGATCATCTGCTATGAGTTGACCCTTTTTGTTCCTCGCTCTTTTGGGTTCTCCCTCAAAGCGTTCGTGTTTCTTGCTGTCAAAATCTGCCTCGTTGACTAGCGCCCATCCATCTTTTGAGCCTTCGTGTTTTATCTTAATAAGATTCATTTTATCACCATTTAACCTTTGCAGCCCAAAAAGCCGCACTCATTCGACCTTTCTGGATATTCTTTCTATGTCTAGCTAAGAAAGACTTTCTCCTAGCTTTCTGTTCAGCGGTTCGAGGGTTTTTTCCTGCGCCTCTTACACCCTGCTGACCAAATCTAATTGTTTTTACCTTATCACCGACCTTCGCTAAAACAACATGGCTTTTTGTCGGATGACTTGGCGTTCTCTTTGGCTTATTGTATCCTGCGACACCTAATCTTTTTATTCTAGGATCTCGCTTTCTCATCTGAGCCGCCTTAATGCTCTGCGTTCAGCCTTTGTATATTTAGCCGATTGCTTGCCTGATTTTGTAGCTTTGTTCTTTGCTCTTGATCCTGCTGCCTTCTGTGCAGGAGTTAAGCTATCTCTTACAGCCTTTGGTAAGTAACGACTCTTTTTCTTCTTGCCTGTATAATCCCACTTCTCACCTGTCCATTTTCTAAGCAATATTTGCGACTTCTTGAGAGCCATCTATCTGTACCCTCCTCCTGCTGCTTTATACCGCCTAGCCAACATTTGAGCTTTCCTAGCACTCCATTGTCCTGCGCGACCGCCTTTTGATCCACGTTTAATAGCGTAAAACATTTGTTTCCGCATTTTGGGCTTTGTATAGTTCCCTGCTGCGTTAACTGTTGATTTACGTTTCTTGGAGCGTCCTCTAGGCACTATTTTCTCTTTCTAGCCTTCTTCTTGGCTGTCATACTTAACTGTGCAAAGTGATATAGGCGTTTGCTTGTTTTACCATGCGTCTTTCCAGAATGGATCTGACCGTTTGGCATCCTGTGAGTATTTCCCTTAAAAACAGTTCCATCTCGCAAGTAATGTTTAACGCCCTTTGCCATTACTTTTTTTTACCGCCCTTTTTCTTTGGTGGACGACCTTTTTTAGTTCCGTAAGTACCCATTCCTTTAGGCATATTAATCTCCTGTTAATTGTTGCCCCACCTAAACAGTGCGTGACCTAAGAAGATGGGGCAGAAAAGGGGCTTTCGCCCCTATTCTATTAGCCCATAAGAACCGCGATTGCGTCTGAGTTCCATGCTTTGACACCCCAGACCGCACCGACTTGGATCATTGCTTTGTTGAAGCCTTTATAAACAGCAACCTCAAAAACCATTCCTGTTAGTGGATCTTGAACGAC